CATAATGGTTTTGCCTGATGATGATATTGGGATTACAGAGACTAGGCGATGGATATACATGAACTCTATGAATATCAAGTACGGAGTGTTTGACGATGATCTAAAGTTTATTCGTAGAACGCCTGGCGGCGAAAAGTCCAAGAGACTTATGAATAATGAAGATTGGTTTTACATGTTAGATGCAACTAGTAAGTGGTTAGATGAAGTTGATTTCGCTGGTTTTCGTCAAGGTAATCTACCACCAGCAGGAAAACCATTTATTGATATCGCTGCTGTAAACTGTGGTTTCTTTTTTAATGGTGAGAAGATGCCTGATGAAAATGAATTAGATTGGTCATTACCAGTATGTGAAGATATTCATATGGTATTGCAATTGTTTGAAAAAGGATATACAAATCGTATATGGGATGAGTTTGGTTATATTTCTAAGATTCTAGTTGAGGGTGGATGTAACGAATGGAGAACTTTAGACTTGATTAATAATACTCATGCAAAACTTATTGAGATGTATCCTAACCATGTATCGTGGAATGGTATTAAAGAGAATGTTATGGGTGGGGATTTTAAGAAAATTAAAATTAAATGGAAGAAAATGTATACAGATAGTCAAGTTGGAAAGTTACCAATATGAGTAGATCAAAAGAAATAATCGCTAGAAGATGGGAACTTATTAGAAAATATAAAGTATCTCAAGGATGTTATAAATGTGGATATAATGCACATGCTATGGCTCTATGTTTTACACATATTGATCCTTTGACTAAACATGAAGAGTTGACATTTGCTGGTACTAAGGGAGCAGCTCAAGGTGGAGTTGCTAGATTTGTTAGGAGTCTTTCTATTAGAGATAAAGTTAAAAACAGACAATACATAAGAAGAATGTTTGCAGAATTTAGAAAGTGTAATATTCAATGTACTAATTGTCACAATATAGAAACACATGAAAACGGAGAACACAATGGTAGGAGTAGTAAAAATAAAACTAGATTTTCTAAACTTACACCACCACCAACTGTAGGAACACTGGAAACATTTTTATGATAATGAAACCAATAGATTGGAGAGTTGCAACACTATTCGTTCAAGAACGACACTATAGTGCTGTGATGCCCAAACTAACTAAACACTATCTTGGTGCATATGTAGATGACGAATTAGTTGGTGTTCTAACTTTGGGTTGGGGTACGAACCCTATGGGAACAATTAGAAAGATGTTTCCAGAGTTAACAACTGCTGATTACTTTGAAATAGGTAAGATGTGTATGGACGATAAGATGCCTAGAAATTCAGAATCACAAATGCAGAGTTTAACTGTTAAGTGGTTAAAAGAAAACAAACCAAATGTAAAATATCTTTATACATGGGCAGATGGGATTGTGGGTAAGCCAGGCTATGTTTATCAGGCTGCAAATTTTCTATTCGGTGGGTTTATTTGGACAGATATATATTTAAGTGAAAGTGGAGAAAAGGTACATTTCAGAACTATTCAGAGAAAAATGAAAAAAGAAATGAATCGCATGGACACAAAATATGGCCCAAGACCAAATGATAAGAAGATGGGTGAATTAGGATTTAGTAGAGTATGGGGGAAACAATTTAGATACATATACCCATTAAATAAAAAGGCCAAGAAGTATCTCAAACAATCAACTATGGATTGGAATATCAACTATCCAAAAGATATTGATTTACAATGGAAGATAAAGAAGCCAGGCGAGGACAAATATACTCTCACAGAGACATTGCCATTTATAGATGGTAACGTAACAAATCACAACTCTAGTAATGTAAATAAGGTTGCAGATAAACATGGGGTTGCTGATTTAAGTGAATTTTTTACTTGACTTTCAACAATAATTATGTTAGGATATACAAATGAAATCAACAAACTTTAATGAAGTTAAAAACTTTATGTCTGCTTTCAAGCAGAAAATACGAGAAAATCCTCAATGGCCATCAGATGAAGAAGTGGATTTGAGGATTGATTTAATAAGGGAAGAACTAAATGAACTAGAAGAAGCTTGCGATAGTGGTACACTTGTGGATGTTGCAGATGCATTAACTGATATTTTATATGTCACTTATGGTGCTGGACACACATTTGGATTAGACTTGGACAAATGTTTTACAGAAGTTCAAAGAAGTAATATGACAAAATTAGGTGAAGATGGTCAACCTATGTATCGAAAAGATGGTAAGGTTATGAAAGGCCCAAATTATGAAGAACCTAATTTAGAAGGAGTGATTTATGATGAATGATTTTCTAAAAGATATAATTAAAATAACTGGAAACGAGTATGCTGATCTAGTATCAGAAGGTGTTGCCGCTGGTGACGTTGATAATTTTGTGGATACTGGTAGTTACGTTTTCAATGCACTATTGAGTGGTAGTCTATATGGTGGTTTGCCTGCAAACAAAATTACTGCTCTTGCTGGTGAAAGTGCAACTGGTAAGACATTCTTTTTGATGGGAATGGTAAAGAACTTTTTGGATGCAAATCCAGATGCTGGTGTAATTTACTTTGAATCAGAAAGTGCTATTACTAAACAGATGGTGGTTGATAGGGGTATTGATCCCACTAGAATGGTTATTATGCCAGTTACTACTGTACAAGAGTTTAGAACACAAGCGATTAAAATTGCTGATAGATTTTCTCAGCAAGATGTAGATGTAAAACGACCAATGATGATGTGTTTAGATTCACTTGGTATGTTATCTACTACAAAAGAAGTAGAAGATACAGAAGCAGGAAAAGAAACTAGGGATATGACAAGGGCTCAAGTTCTTAAAGCTGCATTTAGAGTGTTGACTTTGAAACTTGGTAAAGCTGGTATTCCAATGGTTGTAACAAATCACACATATGACTCTATGGGTTCTATGTTTCCTACTAAAGAAATGGGTGGTGGTTCTGGATTGAAATATGCAGCCTCATCTATTATTTTCTTATCTAAAAGAAAAGAGAAAGAAGGAACAGATGTTGTTGGTAATATTATTCACTGTAAAAATCACAAATCAAGATTGACTATTGAAAACAAAATGGTTGATGTTAGATTGAGTTATAGTACTGGACTAGATAAATATTACGGATTGATTGAACTTGCAGAAAAATATGAAGTTTTCAAGAAAGAAGGGCCAAGATATTTGATGCCTGATGGTACAAAACAATATGGTAAAGCTGTTTTAGGTGATCCAGAAAAATACTTCACAGAAGAAGTCATGGAGAAACTAGAAGAAGCTGCTTCAAAGGAGTTTAAATATGGCGGTTAAAATTTTAGACAATTGTTGTAGTCCATTTTATTTGGATATGATTAAACATATTGCATCTAATGATGACAATTGGAATCTAAAATACCCAATGGGTAAACCATTGGATGAAAAACATTTGAAGTTAGATGTTATAGACAACGATGATACTAAACATCCACTACTTGCTGGTATTGCGATGGGATTGTTAATACAAATATATGAAGCAGGGGGTAAAGATTTCTTTCTTCCAGAGATATATTTTTGTGGGTTGTCTATTAAAGATAAAAATAGAAAAGATAACATCCACACTGACCATAATAAAAAGGATAATGTAATTAAAATCTTGGGTGTAGTCAATAGTGATTGGCAAGAAAGTTGGGGTGGTGGTTTTACACATGATGGGGTTTCTAATTATATCAAACCAACATCGTTTGCACTTTTTGATTCTACAATACCACATGCAGCTTCAGATATACTAACAGACAACAAAAGAATGGCAATTGACTTTACTGTGAGGAAAAAATAATGGAGTTGATGAATTTTGTAAAAAGATATGATAATGTTATTGATGATGATTATTGTAAATATTTAATAGAAAAATTTGAAGAACATACTGAACAATATGAAACCATAAAACAAGACAGTGCCGACTTTACACAAATCCATTTACATCAACATGCAAAGTGGAATCATGATGTTTCTACTCTTTTAAATGCTTTTAAATCTAAAATTCAAGATTATAAAATGCAAACTGGTGTTACTAAAGAAATGTGGCCTGGTGAGTGGAAGTTTGAAAATATTAGAATGAAAAGATATTTACCAAATGACAAAGAAGAATTTAGACCACATGTTGATGTGAATTGTCTTGACAATGCAGCCAGATTTATGGTATTCTTCTTATACCTTGATGACAATGAAGGTGGCATGACAACCTTTCCATTAATGAATAAAGGGTCGCCATGTAAAAGAGGTAGTCTATTAATGTTCCCACCGTTGTGGCCTTGGTTGCACGCTGGAACAAAACCAATAGACAAACCGAAATATATTATAGGAAGTTATTTACACTATGTCTAAAGTTACAATTGAAAAACAAAATTTTGTATATTTAAATTCACAAAAATATCCAGACGTAACTTGTATTGGTATTAATACTGGAAAGTTCAAGGGTGTGGTGTATAAGTATGGTAACGTAACTTTGGGTGAACCATCTGAAAAAAATGGGTTGCCATTTAAGTTTAGTTATGATATACTAGATACAAATGGATTAAAGAAATCACAATTTGATGAAGAGTTTTTTACATTGATTGGTGATATATTAGTTGAAATTATAGACGAACAAGCTGGAAAAAATGATGGAACAATTGAACAACACAATAGAGAAAACGACCCTATCCAACCTAATAACGAATGATGAGTATTGCAGAAAGGTAATCCCTTTCATCAAACCAAATTATTTTGAGTTAAAAGAAGATAGAGTTGTATTTGAAGAAATTGTCAAATTTGTTGACAAATACAAAAAACGACCTACTAAAGTTTCCTTAGAAGTAGAACTAGAAAACCGAAGAGATTTAACCGACACAGAACATAAAGCAGTTGTCAATTTAATTAAAAATTTAAATGAGGCAGAGGTAGATATTGAGTGGTTAGTAAATACTACAGAAAAGTTTTGTAAAGATAAAGCAGTTTACAATGCAATCGTTGATGGTATTGCTATCATTGATGGTAAAGATGGAAAAAGAACACAAGAAGCGATTCCAGAGATTATGCGAGATGCTCTTGCTGTTAGTTTTGATTCGTCTGTAGGACACGATTATCTAGATGATGGAGAACAGAGATTTGATTTCTATCACAAGAAAGAAGAGAAGATACCTTTTGATCTAGATTTCTTCAACAAGATTACTAAAGGTGGTTTACCACAAAAAACTTTGAATATTGCCCTTGCTGGAACTGGTGTGGGTAAATCATTGTTTATGTGTCATATGGCTGCAAATTGTTTATCCCAAGGTAAGAATGTATTATATATTACTTTGGAGATGGCAGAAGAACGTATTGCAGAAAGAATAGATGCAAATCTTATGGATGTTTCTATGGAAGAACTACATGATTTGCCAAAAACTATGTTTACAGATAAGGTTGACCAGATACGAAGTAAGACAGAAGGTAAACTAATTATCAAAGAATATCCCACTGCAAGTGCTAATAGTGCTCACTTTAGAGGATTAATTAAAGAACTTGCAATTAAAAAGTCATTTAATCCAGATATCATTTTTATTGATTATCTAAATATATGTGCATCATCAAGGTTTAAAGGAGCCGCAAATGTTAATTCCTACATGTATATTAAAGCAGTTGCAGAAGAACTTAGAGGACTCGCCGTTGAGAACAATCTTCCAATCGTTTCAGCGACACAGACAACAAGAAGTGGATTCTCATCAACCGATGTCGGCCTTGAGGATACATCTGAATCGTTTGGCTTACCAGCGACAGCGGATTTCATGTTTGCGCTTATTTCTACAGAAGAACTTGAGGAACTAAATCAGATAGTAGTCAAACAGTTAAAGAACAGATATAACGATCCTACAATGAATAAAAGATTTGTTATAGGTATTGATAGAAGTAAAATGAGATTAAGTGATGTTAATCTAAGTGAACAGAAGGACATAGTGGAGAGTGGTCAAGAAATTGACGATGACACACCTATTTTTGATAAAGGGCAGAACGCTAAATACGATAAATTTTCTACATTTAAAGTTTAAGTTTGTTATCTGCTCGTAGCTCAGCTGGATAGAGCAATGGTCTTCTAAACCATAGGTCGTAGGTTCAAATCCTACCGAGCAGGCCAAACTTAGATTATTATAAATAACATTATAAACTATATTTAAATGGGGAAAATGATGTCGATATTAAGTAGATCCGTCCAACAAGTCAGACGAAGAAGCACTCAATACGAAAATCCATTAACTAAAATTCAATCTCTTCTAGAAAGAGTTGATACTACTCTTAATGCTTCAATCACAGAATTATTTCCAGCACTTGCATTTAATAATAAATTTAGACCATCGTCTGTTGAAGATTTCAAAAAGTTTTTATACACTCTAAACTTAAATGCTGGAAAGTCAAGAGGTTCTTTCGATAGAAAAGATGCAGCCTCTGCTAAACTAGTTATTGATAAACTACCAACGCTTGATGACAGATTCCTTAAAACTAAAATGGAAAATGCAATAGGTATCACTAATTATCTTTATGACCTTGATAGAACCAAACCTATAAAAAATGTGATTTGGGGATATCGTGCAAAACCAAGAGGTGTTCCTAATAATCATGCTGGAGATATATTCATTGAATTTAAAAATAGAGAATTGATAGGTGTAAGTTTAAAAGCTGGAACAGAGAAATCAAAAGAACCATTAAAGAATACTTACGTTGGTACTCAATATAAAGCATTAGGAATTGCAACAAAAAAACTAGAATCTGATTTGTGGGATAGAGTTTATTCCAAAGTGCCTGGTGTAAAAGATATTGCTACCAAAGATAATTTTGTTAAGAACAAAGAAGTTACAAAAGCATATGTAGACTATTATGTAGAAGATGAAGAAGGTGCAAATAAACTATACACTGAAATGTTGGTTGTTTGTAGAGAACATTTTTGCGATGTACTTAATAAATTGTCAATAGAAGATTTTATTGATTGGGTACAAAATACATTTAACTTACAAAGAAAAGAAGAAAAAGTACCACTGATTATGGTTAAAGCAGTTGGTACAACAGCATCACAAAAAACTGATGATATTGTTGATATGATACCAATGATAACTAGACACTATGCTTTTTTAAATAGAAACTCTGTACAAGAGTACTTAATTGATATACACTCTGCTGATGACAAGAAAACATTAAAAATGACTATTCGTTCTGATTCCGGCGTAAGACCAGAAAAGGGAACTTCTGGACAAGGTAGATTAGGACAATATCTACAATTGAAAATGCAATACAGCGGAGTACAATAATGTTAGATTGGTTCTATAGTAAGTGTGAAAAATATGGTGGTAAACTATCGTGTTGGGCATGGAACAAAAGATGGTGCAATAGAGAAAGAGGAACAGGCTACAAAAAATGAAATCATTTAGTCAATTACTTACAGAAGATAAGGGTGGTAAAAATTTACACCTAGAACATTTAGAGGATGAAATTCTCAACTACGGAGTTGACGGTGGTAGAGCTGCAATTAACTTCCTACGTTCATTAAGAGATATGCTTGCTGGTAACTCTCGTTCATCTATTTCAATGACTGTTAAGTGGGATGGTGCGCCTGCAATCTTTTCTGGCATCGACCCTTCTGATAATAAGTTCTTTGTTGCAAAGAAGTCTGTATTTAATGCTGAACCTAAACTATACAAATCAATAAAGGAAATAGATGATGACAACCTATCTGGCTCTCTTAATTCTAAATTTAAAATTGCATTTACAGAATTTTCCAAATTGGGTATTAAAGGTGTTCTACAAGGAGACCTTATGTTTACCGATGACGTTGACACCGAAACAATTGATGGTGAAAAATACTATACTTTTCAGCCCAATACTATTGTTTACGCTATACCTATTAATAGTGAATTGGGAAATACAATAAACAAAGCAAAGATTGGTGTGGTTTGGCATACAACGTACACTGGAAGTGATTTACAATCAATGAAAGCATCATTTGGTGCAAACATATCAAGTTTAAGTAAACCAGCATCTATCTGGATGGACGATGCAACTTACAAAGATGTGTCTGGAAGTGCGACATTTAATGCAAAAGAAACTGCAAAAGTTACAGATTTACTCTCAAAAACTGGAAAGACTTTTCAAAAAATTAATGCAAATCAATTAAGATCTTTTTTAAAACTACAAGAAGTATTTACTGGACAACTTGCTAGTGCTGGGTTAAAAACATATAATAATACTAAAGTTAGGGCTGGACAGACAATAACAAATCCTAGACAACATGCAATGGGATATGCTAAACATGTAGAGATGGCTTTACAAAAGAATATTGATAAAGTAAAATCGGTTGCTGGTAAACAAAAATATAAGAATTTACAAAAAGAATATGTACGAGAAGTCAAGAAATTTACAAACGTATTAACCTTAACTCTAGAGTTTCAAAACTATTTAGTTGATGCTAAAGCAGAAATCGTAAATAAACTAAATAGTGTAAAGGGATTGACAAGCACCTTTATTAAGACTAGTAATGGATTTAAAGTAACTAACCCAGAGGGGTATGTTGCGATTGATAGAGTTAGTGGAAATGCAGTTAAATTAGTAGACAGAATGGAGTTCTCGTTTAACAACTTTACCGCTATAAAGGCATGGGATAAATGAAAAAATTTAAACAAATACTTAACGAAGCTAAGTTTAATCATACGTTCACTTTCGGTAGGTTTAATCCACCAACAATTGGACATGAAAAACTAATCATGAAGGTTGCAAAAACCTCTTCTGGTTCTAAAGATTATTCTATCTTTGCTTCACAATCCCAAAGTCCTGCTAAAGACCCTTTACCGTATGCTCTAAAAGTCGCATACATGAGAAAGATATTTAAGAAACATTCTAGAAACATTATCGCAGACACTAAAATAAGAAATGTGTTTGACATTGCTGTTAGATTACATGGACAAGGATATAAGTCAATCACTATGATTGCTGGTTCTGATAGAGTAAAAGAGTTTGAAAGACTATTAAACCAGTATAATGGTGTAGAGGGTAAAAAACACGGTTATTATGGTTTCGATGAAATCAGAGTTATTTCTGCTGGAGAAAGAGACCCAGATGCAGAGGGTGTTGAAGGTATGTCGGCATCGAAGATGAGAGCTGCTGCAACTGCAAACAGTTTTGATATCTTCAAACAAGGAGTTGCTTCTGATGAAACAACTGCAAGAAAGTTATTTAATGATGTTCGTAAATATATGGGTATCAGAGAAGAAAAAGACATGGGTGACATGGATGACTATGAAACTCTAAGAGATAAGTATCTTACTGGAAAAATCTGGTTAGTTGGAGAAATGATTAGTGCAAATGGTATTGATGGTAAAATTATTTCAAGAGGAACTAATTATATATCATTTAATGACTCATCTGGCAAAGTTCACAAGGCATGGTTAACAGAAGTTAGAAACTATAGAAAAGAATACGATAACTATCAAGGTACACCAGAACAAATTGCAAGACGTTCTTCTAGAAATCAGGCTCGTAGAATTATGGGTGATAAAGCAGTTCAAGGTTTAGATGTTGGACACAGAGATAATAACCCACTTAATAATGACCCTAGTAATTTAAAAATGGAAGATCCATCTAAGAATAGAAGAGAACCAAGACTAAGAGAAGAACCTAAAAAGATTACAAAGACAAAACAAGCAAAAGGTGATGTTGCAGATGTAAAAGGAACACAGCCTGCTAAGTATTATTCTAAAGATACAGAGGGTGATGAAATGTCTAAATCTACAAAGATTGCTCGTGCAAGACATTTTGCAAAGGGTGGTTCTAGAGATAAAGCGCCTGGCGATAAAGGTGCAACTACTAAACCATCACAATACACCAAGAAATATAAACAGATGTATGGAGAAATACTTGGTAAAGATGCAGACATGGGAGATTATATTGACGACTTCCAAAAGTCTGATGCCCCACAGTTTAAAGGTAAGTCAAAAGAGAAAAGAAAAGATATGGCAATCGCTGCATATCTAGATAAGAATGAAGATTTTACACATTATCCAGGCCAAGTAGATAGTAAAAAGTCAAAGGAAAAGGGGTGGGTAGTTGGTGATCCAACAAAACCTATAGAATTTAATCCTAGTTATGATACAGATCAGATACTTGATAAAGCAAATAAAGATGTTGAAAAGGAGAGAGGCGTGAAACAAAAACCTTATGTAGAGTCTGTCCAACTAGACGAAAAAATTGCTGGACTTGTAACGAAGTCAAAACAAACTGGTGTTCCATATGGTATTCTTAAAAAGTCATATGACAGAGGAATGGCTGCATGGAAGGGTGGACATCGCCCAGGCGCTTCACAACAACAATGGGCGTTTGCAAGAGTGAACTCAATGTTAACTGGTGGTAAAGCAGATCCAGATTTACAAAAACAGGCAAAACCACATAAGGCAAAGAAAAAAGAATCATATGAGATAGGTACAGATGAGTATACAAATCATACTAAGAAAGTAACGCCAGGCCAAGTTAATGAATGGTTTGAAAATCAAGCTGTTCGTGCAAACTATGAACTAAAATATGGTGCTGATTGGTGGTGGAAATTAAATGAAGTTCACGATACAATGCTTGAAAAGGTTGGGTGTTGTGATGATTGTGCCGAGGTTGATGGATTTGATGAAGAATCATTAAAATCTGAATCAGGCCCATGTTGGAGTGGTTACAAACAAGTTGGTATGAAAATGAAGAATGGAAGAGAAGTGCCTAATTGTGTACCAGAGGAAACTGCTGTCGATGAAAGAACAACTCTAAAGAAAGATAAAAAATTACCCAACTTATTAATTCCTAAAAAGGGTAAAGCTGGACAAACCTCATATTCAAGAAAAAAGGCAATAAGAAAACTTGCCGCATCATTTACAGAATTTAAAAAAATGAATGATTGGGGTGAAGTTGAAGAAGATGCCGAAGGAAAAAAACTAAATAATCCTACAAAGGGTGATGTTAAAAAATATAAAGTTTACGTCAAGAATGACAAAGGTAACGTAGTTAAAGTCGAATTTGGTGACCCTAATATGTCTATCAAAAGAGATGACCCAGAAAGAAGAAAAGCATTTAGAGCAAGACATGGTTGTGATAAAGATCCTGGGCCTAAATGGAAAGCAAAATATTGGTCGTGTAAGTTTTGGAGTACCAAATCTGTAACAGACTTGATGAAAGGTTAATGGATATGGATGAATTAAAACCAAAAATGAAATTACGAAAACTCGCTGGTTTATCCATAGATGAAGTTCGTGAGGATAAAAAACAAAGACAGGCAAAAGTTTTAGAAAAGAAGATTGAAGCTCAACTTGCTGAAGAAAAGAGAATAGAAGATAAAGTTAATTCTTTTTCTATTGATGAGTCTTTTATTCCAGTAGACAGTTTTAATAACAAAGGTCAGAAACATGAGGAAGAGGTTAAAAGCCTTGAAGAAGTAAAACCCTCTATAGAAAAAGCAAAAGAAAGTTTACAAGAACTAGTTAGTATCTTTGGTAATATAACTGATTTCAAAGTAAAAAAAGAAGAAGTCACAGAAGAAATAAAAGAAATTAAAAAACCATCAGCATCCGTTGCAAGGGCTTTTGGTTTAGAAGAGAACAATAAAATTGGGTTTAACACCGATGAGATTAAGGTAAGTGTTAAGCCTGAACCGATTGTAGAAGAGAAGAAAAAACCAGTTATCAAAAAGAAAGTTGTTAGTGAAGAGGTGAAACCAATTACACCAATTCAACCTATACAACCAACTAGAAAACTAGGTAAACAATCGGTAACTTCCCAATTTCAAGAAGATGCTGATACTTATATAAACTTAGAAAAAAGAAAAGAATTGTATGAAGCTCTAAAGAGGGGTGATATTAATTCACAAGTTTATAAGAAAGAGATGAAAGCACTTGAAAAAGATAGACAGTCAGCAATTGATGAGAAGAAATCAAGACTTGCTGATATGCATCAGGCACAAGTTGAAAGGATGGAGAAAGATAAACTCAATCCAGTTATACAGGCATATAAAGATAATAAAACAGTATTTCAAAGTAAGATTGATGATGCTCAAAACTATGTTGATGATGTTCTTAGACAACTTGATACAGTTGCTTATGATAAAAACGATGCAGAAGTCATAGACGAAAGAACAGAAGTAGAAAAGATGCGTGGCGAACTTTCCAAGTTTAAGGAAATGTTTGGACAGACTATTAAAAATCTTTCACCAATTATTACTGAAAATGCAAGAGCACAGGCACAAGGCGAAATTTCTGGTGGTGGTGGTGGAGAGATCAAACTATTTGGTTTAGACGATATAGATGCTGGTTCTAGATTTCATGGTGCGATGCTTCGTTATGATGATTTTGCAAAGAAGTACATCCATGTTGATGATGATTTAACAGATGGTATTCAACTTGAAGAAGATGACGGAGATCATTCTGGTGGACAAATCATGTTGGATGGAACTACTTCAACTGGTACTGATGAAGGTGGACATGTAGTTCAAGAGGATTTCACAAGAAATAATGTCCTTGCAGATATTGTTACTGGTGCAACTGTAGGTTCAACTACTGCAATTCCAGTGGTTACATTTAATAACCAAGGTTTGATTACATCAATGACAACTGCTGCCATATCTAGTTCACTAACAATTGGTGCTGATAGTGGTACTGATGATGCTGTTGCTGTAGGAACAGATACAATTACATTTGCTGGTGGTACTGGATTAGACTCAACTGTTTCTAATAATCAGATTTCATATGCAATAGATTCAACTGTTACAACACTAACAGGCTCACAGACTTTAACAAATAAAACTTTAACAAGTGCTGTTTTAAATACTGGTGTATCTGGTACTGCTGTATTAGATGAAGATAATATGGCATCTGATTCTAATACGCAACTTGCAACTCAACAATCTATCAAAGCATATGTGGATGCTGCAGCATTAACTGTTGGTGCTGATAGTGGTTCAGATGATGCTGTTACTGTGGGAACAGATACTTTAAACTTTACTGGTGGTGAAGGTGTTGATACTACAGTTTCAAACAATACCATTACAATTGCTGGTGAAGATGCATCTACATCTAATAAAGGTGTTGCATCATTTAGTTCAGACAACTTTGCTGTATCAAGTGGTGCCGTAACAATTAAAGACGGTGGTATTGTAGGTGCTGAAATTGCTGATGATACAGTTGCAGAAGCTAATATGGCAGATGATGCTATTGGTTCTGTCCAATTAAAGTCACTATCTACACTACTAATTAAGAACTCTGCTGGAAGTACTCTAAAAACTATACACGGAGCAGGTGCTTAATTTTATAAATAATACTATAAAGGAATGAACATGAGCAAATACACTAATATATACGAACTTTACTCTAAAGTTATGGAAAATGCTGATTCCATTAATAGTAGAAAAGCAGGCGTTGTAAATGAAGATGTTAAAAAAGATGCTGTAAAGGCCTTTGATAAAGTAAAACCAAAACAAACATTAGACATTGGTTATGATTCATCTATTTCAAGTAATATGTCTAATAAATTTGTAGTAAAATCCAAAAGAAAAGTTAAGATGGGTTCTGATGGTATGGGTGAAAAAATTACTATGCAAAGAATAGATCCTAAATCAGGCAATCCTAGTGGTGGTATGAAATATTTTCTATACAAAAGACCGAATGGTGATGTAAGTTTAGCACTTGGTGATATGGGTGCATCAATGAAAAGTATCAAAATAGAGGGATATAACGAAGAAAAAGACTTGACATTGGCCGACGAGTATGATACATTAGACCTTGATGAGAACTTTTCACCGAAAGAGGTAAAAATGGCAATTGGAATCGCTTCCGATCCTAGATACAAGCAAGGTAATATGACTGGCGCTGTAAGAGCAATAGAAAAAATTAAAAAGAATTTATCAAAACACTCACAAGTTGCAGCTGTTTTGAAAAGACAAAATGAAGAATTATTGGCATATGTCAAAGAAGGTAAAATGAAAAATATCGCTACTGAGGTAGACGATGCAATGGGTAATATTGCATACAAGTTAGACACTAAAGGTGGAAGGTTTGTTGTTAAAGTAGACAGTAATGATGAGGAAGATGCACAAAAAGCAATGAAGATGCATCCACTATACATTGCTGGTAAACTAAGAGTTGTTCCAGAAGGAGTAGAACTTGATGAAGCAATGAAAGGTTTTAAAGTTGAGTTTGGTAAAGGTAATACTGCTGGTATGGCAGTTTATAAAGATAAAAAAGATGCAGAAGCATTTGCAAAAAGACAACCTAAACCAATAAAGATTACTCAAATTGATGTTAAAAACGCAAATATGTTTGATGACCCAGAACCAACAAGAAAAGAAGAAGTTGAACTTGATGAAATGGTGATGAAGTATGTCCTAATCAATATGCAAGGTAAGGTTCAAGGATATGCATCTGATAAAAAAGATGCACTAGATATTGCAAAAAGAACTAAATCAACAATGCACCCTATCAAAAAGAAAATTACTGATAAGACATTAGAAAAGATGAACGCTCTTGCAAAAACACCAAAAGAATTGCAAGACTTAGGTATTATTGATGAAGGTAAAGCAGTTTCAAGAGCACAACAAGCCGCTATTGCAATCTCCAAGAAAGAAAGAGGAGAGAAACCTAAAAACGAAAAAGTTGACCCTGCTGATATTGATGATTTTGCTACAGATGATGATGTCAAACAAGCTGATAATAACATTCTCATGCAACTTAGAAAAACAATTAGTCTAAGAGGAATGAAAGATGTGAAATTTCTTGATAATAAAAAAGTTAAAGTAAAAGAACCCATTGCAAGAGCTGTTTTTGATAGGTACAGTAAATTAAGAACATCAATTGAAAAGCAAAAATTTCAAACCCAAATTGCAAAGTCATATAAAGACTTGCTTAATGCGCTAAAAAAATAGGAGACTAAAATGGCATATTTTGATAAAAAAGAGGGTAGTCTTGAAGAGGCGATTAAGGCTAGTCTAACAGATGGAAGTAAAGAAGAATACCAAAAATTCTTTAATGCTGCTATGAAAAAATTTAAGATTAGTTCGCCAAGTGAACTAAAAACAGATGCAGACAAAAAGAAGTTCTTTGACTATGTTGATAAGAACTATAAAGGCGAAAAATCTGAAGCAGTTAAAACACTAATCGGTAAACTAAAAGAGTGGTCATTTTCCTCTGCTAAACCAGTAGAAGAAAAAAAGGCTCCACTTGGTGTAGATGAAAAATCTAAAAAAGAAGTTGAGGAACAACTCTCTGCAATGGCTGGTAAGTCACTATCTATGAGAGAAGCTCTAAAGAAAGTTTGGAGTGGACAAGAAGGTAAGAATCCTTTTGAAGATGAAAACAAAAAGAAGATGAAAGAGAAAAAAGATTTCGCAAAAGGTTCAAAAGCCGCAACTGGTGAACCAGCTGCAAAGGTTGAAATTGATCCTAAAATAAAGGATTAACAAATGAGAACTCTTTCGGAGTTAATGACGGCAAAAGAAGATTTGCCTATTATATATTGTGATATGGATCAAGTTCTATGTAACTTTATGGCTGGTGCTGATAAAGCTGCTGGGGGTTCATTTGTTACTGCTGATAAAAGTGAACGATGGCAAAAGATTAGTGATACTAAAGATTTCTGGGCAAGTTTAGAATGGATGCCTGCTTCTAAGAAGTTATGGCAGTTTATTGCTAGGTATGACACACACATTCTTTCTGCTTACTCAAAGAGAGATAGTAATTCAAAGCCAGGGAAGATGAAGTGGTTGGCTAAAAATACGAATATTAAAAGAGGTAATATTCATTTAGTACAAAGAGATCAGAAACAGGCATATGCCACAAAAGATGGTAAACCTTCTGTTCTCGTTGATGATTATATTAAAAACATAAAAGAGTGGGAACAAAGAGGTGGAATAGGGGTTCATCACACTAGTGTGAACAAAACTATTAACAGATTGAAGTCTTTGGGATATAGATAATTATAAATAAGTAGAAATAGATTAAATATCTAAAGGAGATTAAAATGGGTTTATGGGGATCAACTACAAGTGTCGCTAACCGACCAAAATTCTTGCCTGAAGATGATAATGCTGCTGGATCAATGGGAAGTAGACAAAATGCCATTGCAACAAGTGGTGGGTGGGCGCTTTCTGCCGGCCTTGCGGCTTCTGGAAATGACAATAAAGATGCTCAACCAGAAATCCTAGTTTGTATTAGAAATCTTGCGGCAGTTGCTGGTTCGGCTACGGTACGCTCAATTGATTGGACAGACGGTGCATATGCCGATAGTGCAACATTTGACATAACACTAACATTCGATGAAGCAATAGACATGACAAGTGCTACTGCAACAGCGAACCAAACAGTAACAAACAAAGCATACATTCTATTAAATAGAATTGGTGCAACAGACATGGTAGAGGACAACACAATTGCTGCCCAATATCTCTCTGGTTCTGGAACAAACCAAATTACATTCAGAGGTTCACTACAAAGTGCCGCTGCTGGTTATATTGGATTTAATACAAAAGCAATCGTTTTCAATGGTTCTGCTGATGCTACAGAAGAAGATGGAACATCTATCCTTGCAATAAGACAAGAGGGTGGAAGTGCATCTAGTCCTGCTGATAGAATTGTTCTCGACTCCACCGCTGCTATTGTTGGAACGGTAAATGGTGCGATTACAACAGCAACAACTGCGTTGGTTCTAGATGGTAACTCTGGTACAATTGCAGTAGGTATGAAAGTTTACGGACAGGCAAATGCAACACCATTGACAGACGAAAATGGTTCAACTGACCTATCACAAGATGGTTCATTAACTGTTACTGCAACAAATGGTTCAACAAGTGTCACACTTTCAAGACCAGTTACAGTTGCAAACGATGTAATTCTAAACTTCTCTGCTGATGGACACGACAGTTTGTGTGATGAGGGATTAGACTTAGTTGTTCAAGGAGATAGTGGAACTACAGATATTACTGGTATTACAAGAACTGGTGAAGATACTGCTGTCAAAATTGGATTGCTTGAAGATGGTACAGAAGGTAGTACTACTAGTGGTACAATCATCTTTGATGCTACAGACGGTTCAAGTACTGATGAGTTTGATGCTATACTTGCAGAAGATAAGACTTCTGATATTGTATTACACTCACAAGTGGGTTCTACAAGTGGAACTGGTTCTATCCTAAACGGAGTTACTACTACATAATAAGTGAAAAAATAAGGCCAAAAAGTCTTATAAATAATATTATAAATTAAAGGTGAATATAATATGGTAATGAAACATGAAATAGATAACACTGAACGAGAAGAAATTGTACTAGTGCCTGGCACCAAAGCAGCTGTATTGTTTAACAAGTTGTTGCAAAAGGATACGGTACTAAATGCAGATTTAGAAAAGGTTAAGGCCGAACTAGATTTGCATGACAAAAAGAGATTAGAATATGTTGGGTTGATAAATGCACTTACTGGTGCAAAACAAGTAACTCAAGATCTTCTAAACGGTTATATAATTGATGTTAGTCAAGAGTCGATAGATAGAAAAATATCTAAAGTCTCCAAAAAAGAATAACATGGGTGATGTAGGACGCCGAGTGTGTACCTACAGTAATATTCCTAGAATTGTCTAGGTATTTAATAACGCTATTTAATAAGGAGATATAAAATGGCTGATAAGAAAATTACTGCACTGACTGACCTTTCAACAGGCATCGCAGGCGCAGACTTGTTGCATGTTGTGGACGACCCAACTGGAACACCAATCAATAAGAAGGTATCTGTTACTAACTTTATTAACAACCTTCCATCTTTTATCGGATTCTCAAATTCTGTAGAAGATATTTCTGACGGAACACAAGCTGCTCTTTCAGTTTCAACTGCTTTGACTTTGCTTCAGACTGCTGGTTCTAACGCTACTACACTTGCAGACGGAACAGTTGTAGGTCAGTTGAAAGTTATCATCAACGACACAGACGGTGGTGCATCTGTATGTACACCTGCTGACCCTCTAGGTTATGCAGACATCAACTTTGTTGATGACGGTGACGCTGTAATCTGTATGTGGACTGGATCTTCATGGGCGGTTATCGGACAGCATGATGCTGGTGCTGATAGTGGTCTAATTGATATCGCTAACTAATAATTAAGAGTGGGGGGGTTCGCCTCCCTATTCAATTAATCTTTAGAAAAGGAGAGATCAAAATGGGATTAAGGTTCAAATCAAAAGCGGGCAAAATGATGATGCCAGCAATGTCCAGAACTACTGCTCCAAAAGCAGCAGCAGGAACTGCTAAGAAGGCACCTAAAAAAGCCGCTAAAAAGTAAAACTAAAATAGTAGGGGGGTTATGCTCCCCTACTATATACTATTAAGGAGTCAAAAATGGAACGACAAGAATTGAAAGAAATATACGATGGTTCAGATGATTCCAATTATGATTGTGGGTGCGACAGTTCATGTGCTTGCAAAGGTCAATGTGACGAAAACTGTAACTGCGAAGGTTGTAGCTAATGAAAAGTTTTAAACAACACATAAAAGAAATGCATGGTGGACAACATAATGTCGCTGTGGATTTAGATATTAACCCTGCCGAACTAGGAAATCCAGAAGTCGTAAAAAAACTTAATGCATTTGTTGGATTGATAGGAAATCAAGAATTTATTTTACCAGAACATGCTCTTAATACTTTAAGAAATAGATTAGCAGCTGTTGGAATTGGTATGGAAACAGCACCAAGTATGAGTGAACAAAGTGGTTCATTTGAACTTCAACTTAATAAGATGGGCGGAAGATTTGGTAAAGATGGTGAAACACCATATGATGAATTTTTAAATGATGATGGTATTTCGCACATGGTAGAGGGTGGATTGAAGTTGAAAGTGGATTATGAAATGGTAGGACGAAATAATTCATGTAAACTGTATGCTTCCATTGTGTAGTACATGTATGAGAAGATAACGCCTGAAAATGTGATGATGTATGCCATACGGCATTACAACAACCCACACTGTGAAGGCGAAAAAGAATTTCAAGACGATCTGAAAAGATTTAAATATATTAAAAGACTTCTAAGAAAATACTATGAAAGTGGTATTTTAAAAGAACGTCTACTAATCAATCACATTATAGTCCTATCAAATGTATTTGGCCCAGAAGCCTGTGCAACTCTTCTTATACATAAAATACAACATGAACATTTATCTGCATTAAAAGCGTTTTGTATTTACCTAAATATAATGAGAGAAGATGAACTAAAGATTATAGAAACAGATTCTTTTGTTCTGAAAAAACTAGAGGAACTATAATGGGAAGAGCGATAGACCTATTTGTAACGTATAGATTTTTACGGTTACTAACAACACCCTTTGAGGACACTGATGCTTATAAGTTGGGTATCATTGACGAAAAGGGTAATCGTATTATGCAAGACAAAGCAAAGAAACCAGTAGTTCCCTTGGTTTCGACACAAGAAAAAAATGCATATACTATTCTACACAAACTTGTATTCAACATCAAAAAAATATTTAATAAAGTGCCTGGCCTTAGAAGTAAGGTTGGTACATATGCTGCAGCTTTATTCTTACTAAAAGATACATTTAAAGAATCTGTAGATGATCCAGATATGTTTGAAAAAGAATTTGTTAAGTTTCTACATGAAAACGAAATAGAGTTGGACGATACCATTTCAGAGGAGATTGCTGGTTTTGGTGAGGTTTTACCCAAAGGCGAATATGTGCTAATCAACGATATACTAAATAAAGAAGAAGAAGAACTAACTGCTAAAAAAGGCGATAAAGTTATTTCATATGATGACGAACCGCCAGTAGATACAGTTTTGGGTGTTGAAATATTTCCAGTTATTCATGTTAAAACCCAAGAAAAAATATATGTAAGTGTAGAGGATATTAAAAATGTCAAATAAAATATATACAGAAGTAGATCCATACACAGGCTCTTCAATTGAAGAAGATGCTCCGACTAACAGTAATGCTGCTGGTGGAGTTGCTATGCCGCCTGATGCTATGATGAAGAAAAAGAAAAAGAAAAATCTTTTAGATGCAAGAACAAAAGCATATAGAGAACATGCTAGAAAGTTGCAAATGAGAAGAGAAAAGAAATCCATGAGAGAGGGTTCTTTTCAAAGTAGTGTACTTGCAAGTGTTCAAGAGTTTGGTATTGAGTCTCTTCTTGCAGAAGAAAATCTTGATGTAATGAGATCAATTGTAAAGAGCAAACAAGCTAAAAATTTAAAGTTTAAAGACGGCACTATGAAATGCGACTTGATGACAGCATCCGTTATTACACAAGTTTATGATAAAGTTAACGATAGTAATAAAGCAAAGTTAAAACCTATGATGAACGGTAAGAAAGCTGATTTTCTCAAACTACAAAATATCGCTTTTAAAGTTGCAAAATAATAGTAGAGGATTTGTAATGCCTCGTGATTTTAGAACACATACTAGAGAGTCTTTGTCAAATTTGTCGTATAAAGATGGCAATGTTGGGCCTGGGTTAGATACCTATGTTCCAATGGTAGACCTAAATGCACAATCAGAAAAACCAATCAAAAAAACAGATTTAGACCAGATAGAGAGATATGCAGATAGATTGTTTGCATCTCTTGGTATTGACGTAGAGTTTACAAGACATTTTCTTGACAGAGTAAATGATGCAAGGAATAAGAAACAAATCACACCCTCTGAACTTACTCGACTATTCAAACAGTCACACAAAAAATTTGGTAAGACTATTGCACAACTAGGGCCTGATGCAGAAGCAGTTATTAATGATATGAGAACAGATATTAATATGCCGTTTGTGTTAAACCTAAAAGGTGGAGAGTTAGAACTCGTTGCAAAGACAGTAATGAGAAAAAAAGATTTTAAAACCTCTGGGCCTAAGTTAAAGTTTGAAAGTAGTAACCCCAGAATACCCAGAAAAAAAGGACAACCAGCAGGTTCAGATTCACATAGTGACTTATATACGGATGAAAATCCTAGAGGAACAATACACGGATTGGGGTTTAAAGATGTTGCGACTGCTAAAGCGAGTGTAACTAAAATAAAAGGTTCTGGGAAGAAACACGCTCATAAGATACAAGCCGCAATTGCAATGGAACAAAGAGCAAGAGAGATGGGTAAGACTGCCGAAGCAGCTGTGTTTAGAAAATATATTAATCAAATGAAAAAGAAAACTAAGGAAATGCAAAAAGAAGATTTTGAGTTTTTCCCACAAAATGCACATTTACAAATATCTTTACCAGAACCAAATACCGATCTGGATGAAGAAGTCATAAAATTAAAATCCCTCATGGCAAAAAGAACAGAAGCAGATGAAGAGTCTATTAAGAATCATGACGAACATTCTTTTTATGCAATAGTGGAATACTTAGACGAATATGGTTTGGAATTTCATAATCAAGAAATGGAAGATATTGTTCAACAATGTAAACCCACAATAAAATATTTTAAAAAATTATTTGATTTAAAAAGACCATTCGATCATGATAATGAAATAAAACCTATGAGTAGTACAACGAATAAAACACCATCATATCCAAGTGGACATGCTTGCCAATCAATGTTAGTTGGACTGTATGTATCTAATAAATTTCCAGAACATAAGGATGGTATTATTAAAGCTGCAAAAGAGTGTGGATATGGTAGAGTTTTAGCAGGATTTCATTATTTACAAGATTATGTTGTAGGAAATCTACTTGCAGAAAAACTATATATATTAATGAACAAAAGTGATTATGGTTTAGAGAATGATAATAAATAATATTGATAGACTTCATATAGAACTTACAAATAAATGTAATGCTGGTTGTCCATTATGTCCTAGAACAGGCACATTTGCTGGTGGGGTATCAGACCACATGTTTAATGCTGGTATGCATGAACTCACTTTAGAAGATATAAAAAAACTCCCCCTAGATAATATTAACAGAATAAACTTTTGTGGTAATTATGGTGATCCTATTGTTGCAAAAGATGCTCTAAAAATATTTCAACATTGTTTGACTACAAGTGGTATTGAAGTTAATACAAATGGTTCAATAAGAAATGAAGCGTGGTGGGGTTCTCTTGGTAAGGCAATTGCAAGGTATAATAAAGAAAATGAAACATCAAACTATAAATCCAAAGTTATATTTGCTATTGATGGGTTACGAGATACAAACCACCTTTACAGAGTAAATACAAACTTTGATATGATAATTAGAAATGCGAAAGCATTTATTGCTGCTGGTGGGGAGGCCCATTGGCAATTTATTTGTTTTGAACATAATGAACACCAACTAGAAGAAGCAGGAGAATTTGCAAAAGAAATTGGATTTCATAGGTTTATGATTAAAAGAAGTAACAGATCAATGATTTCTAGTCCAGATGGAGTAAAACGTATAAGGCATGAAGAGGATTTTGAGACAGAAAAAGAATTAGTACAACCCAGAACTGCAATTCAGAAAAAAACAGTTGAAAAATTTGGTGGTAAAATACAAGAAACATTTAAACATGCAACAGTAAAAGCATTTGGTAAAGATTTAAACGAGTGGCATCAAGGAATGTATGATGCATTACCTAAAATTAGTTGTAAATCAGAAGAAAGAAAAGAAGTTTATATCGCTTGTGATGGAGATGTTCTACCTTGTTGTTGGTGGGGAGATGACCATTGGAAATATAAATATAAAAGAGAGAATCATAAGAAACCAGAATTTTATAGTATTATGGATGGGTTAGAAATTAACTTACATAAAAGTAATTATGATTTTAATAAAATTATAGAGAGATTTAATACTAGGTCAGAACATACAAAACTGATGTGGGATAATAGATGTATAACAAAATGCAATAGAAATTGTGGAACTAATTCAAAAAATCAACATAAGATTAATATAAACCTACAGACATCAGAGCTCTGGTATAGTTATAAAAGGAAGGATAAGATTAATATAAACCTAAATAACATAAAGGAGAAATCAAATGGTACAATGGATAAAGAATAGATTTTTAGAAAGAACTACTTGGGATGGAATCCTACTAATTGCAACTGGTGTTGTAATGGTAATTTTACCCACAACACTTGTCGGATATGCAGCTATTGCTTATGGCGCATTTACAATTTGGAAATCTGAATAAATGGTAAAAGTATATGGATTATTAATAGTTATGGGTTTACTCGCTGGTGTCGGTTATGGTGCATATTATTACTATAACGACACTCAGCAGAGACTTGCAGTATTGCGTGATAGTAATGCAAAATTAGAAGTCGCTAATCAACAGAACCAAGAGACTATAAAAGCAATGACAGATAACTTTGAAAAACAAAGTAAGTTAAATAAAGAATTATCTTCTAAGTTAATAGATGCAGAGAAATATGGTAATACACTTAGAAAAAAATTAAGTAAAATAGACTTACCAGCTGCATCTCTTAACAAACCAGAGGATACACAAAAAAGGATAAATGATGCTAGTCAAAAGGTTCTTGATATGTTCGAGTCTATTACTGCTACTAAGTAGTTGTAGTTGGATGCCTGAAAAGGAAATAGTAACTGTTACTAAAGTTGTTAAACCAGTAATAGATGTAAAACCTATGCCTAAACCAGTTAAAATGCTTCCAGTTAAATTCTATGTGGTTACGGAAAAAAACTACGAAGAGTTTAAAGAGAAGTTTACGAAAGAAAATGGTGATTACGTTTTTTATGCTATGTCTGTGCCACACTATGAAAATTTGGCATTAGATATGGCAGAGTTGAGAAGATATATTGAACAACAAAAAGAAATAATCATCTATTACCAAAAAGCTGTAACAGATGAGTCAAAAGGAAAGGACGAATGATGGGAAAGTTTAATGGTAAATTGGTCGCAGAATTTACCCCACCCAAAACTTGGGTTTTAGAAAAACAATTATCATTTGAAAGCGAAGAACTAAACGATGCTGATGTTGCAATTTTGTCACAGTGTGGCGCAAGTGTGGTCGATACTGGTAAAGGTACAGGCAAAGTATCATGTGGTAAAGGTATGAAAACTGACCTTGCCTCTGTTCCAAGAGCAATCTGGGCATTTATTTCACCGTGGGATGTTGCAAGAGCAGCTGTAATCCACGATCATCTATATGCAAAACTTAGACATTTCTGGTGGCATGGTGGTGGTAAAGGAGATAAGAAAACATGGAAAAGAGCAAGGTATCTTTCAGATCGTGTATTCTTAGATGGTATGAAATCTGCTGAACCAGAGGTATCTAGTTGGAAAATCTATGCCTCGTATTATGCAGTAAGAATGTTTGGAAGATGGCCTGCCTCTGCAAAAGAGTAGTGTCAAAATTCACATTTTGTTTCAAGTCAAATTTAAGTGACTGTCAAAAGATTGACAACTTATAAATAGTATGGAGAGGCGATTATAAATGGCAGAGATTTCAGATAATACTAATGTAGCAATGCCCATTAGAAATATGGTGTCAATCATCATAGCAGTTGCAGTAGCAACTTGGGCTTATTTCGGTATCATAGAAAGATTAAACTCTATTGAAACTGAAATAACTTTAGCTCAATCTGATTTGGAAAAGAATACAGAGTTTCGTATCAAATGGCCCAGAGGAGAAATGGGTTCTCTACCTGCTGATGCAGAACAATTTATGTTAATTGAGCATCTTGCTGGTCAGTTGGAAAAATTAGTTCAAAATATAGAAACTGGTAAGGCACCTTATGATCAACAACAAAAACTAACTCTAGATTTTTATGAAACAAGAATTAAAAAACTAGAAGAAAATCTTGATAAATTAAAAGACAAGATAGGACAAACAAAATAGGAAGAAAGAGATGGAAATTTTCAGCGGATTTGTATTGATGATGTTCATGTCTGGTGATGTAAAACCAACAGAGTTTACACCTAGAGAAACACTAGGTGAGTGTTTGAAAGTAAAAAGAATAATAAAAAGAAACCAAGGTGCGAATGGGCCTAGGTGGGTGTGTAAACAAGGTAAGTTACAAATAGAAAGAGTAGGTGATGACATACACCCAATTAAAATATTGGAGATTGAATAGTGTGGTTTTTCCTATTCAAAGCGATTGCTGGTGCAGTTATTGGTGATGCATCTGCCGAATGGTTTAAGAAAACTAAATTTGGATTATGGTTCTATGCTAAAGTAGAAAGAGTATATAATTGGGCAGCGAAACGATATGATATTAAGATAGCGACAGTTGAAGAGAAACAGATGAAAAAATTCCCCAATCTCACAAAGAGGTTAAATAGATTAGAGAGAGAATTAAATGAGCTTAGAAACAGAGGTTGAAATCCTAAAAAAAGAGATATCTGATATCAAACAAATACACTTTAGATTAGATACAGCAATTATCAAAATTTCAGATGTTTCTAATAGCATCAATCGTATGTTAGCAGTTCATGAAGAAAAGTTATCTAGACAAGAAGAATCACAAGAAGATTTGAATAGGACTATAGAAGCAAGAAGAAATGACTTTTCTGAACAGATTCAACTTTTACATAAAAGAATATCTGATCAAAGTAAGGAAATGACAGATTTAATGTCCAAACAACACAATGAACAAACAGATAAAATTAATACACTAAGAACCGATATTACCGATAGAGTGGGCGTTTTAGAGAAATGGAGACATGTACTCATTGGTGGTTCTATTGTAGCAGGATTTGTCCTACACAAATTAATTGCCTTAAATCTTTAAATAACACTTGACATTACCTTGATTTTATAGTATAGTCATAACTATGTTTAATGAAATCAAATACGTCAATATTATATCTAGCCAATTATCACAGTTTAAAAAAAAGGGGGATTTTCTCTGGAATTTTAGATGTCCTTATTGTGGTGATTCTCAAAAATCAAAGATGAAAGCAAGAGGATTTATATTCCGTAAGGAACAAAATCTCATATATAAATGTCATAACTGTGGTGTAGGAAAAAGTTTAAAAAATTTCTTAGAATTTGTCGACCCAAAGATCCATAAAGACTATATACTAGAGACTTACAAAAAGACTCCAGACGATGAGTATGATATAGGTAAGTTTCAAAAACCAAGGTTTCTTAAAGATGGCCATCTTACGAAACTAACAAAAGTCTCTTCACTGCGATTTGATCATCCAGTAAAGAAATGGGTAGATAGTCGAAAAATACCCACAAATAGACACTTTGAATTATTCTATGCTCCCAAGTTTTTTAAGTGGGTAAATAGTATAATTCCAAATAAATTTCCCTCATTAAAGGGAGATCACCCACGATTGGTCATTCCATTCTTGGATGAAAATAAAAATATGTTTGCTTTTCAAGGAAGAGCGTTTGGTGATGAACAACCTAAGTATATCACTATAAGTTTAGATGAAGAAAAGGATAATATATATGGACTTCAAAGACTACAAAAAGATAAATTAACTTATGTAGTAGAAGGCCCCATAGATAGTTTGTTCTTAGATAATTGTATTGCTGTTGCTGGTGCAGATTTTACAAAGTTGGATAAAGATAATAATATAATTATATTTGATAATGAAAGACGAGGCGTTGAGATACTAAAAAGAATTAGAAAAATAATCGATCTGGATTATAAAGTAGTTTTGTGGCCAGATAATGTACAAGAGAAAGATATAAATGATATGATACTGGCAGGAAGAACCAAAGAAGAAGTCACCGAAATAATTAACAATAACACTTATCAAGGTTTAAAAGCCAAGATCAAGTTTTCTCTATGGAGTAAACAAAATGTCTAAAACCTACCAAGGGATCAATATTGATCTATCAAGAGATAATAATTTATCAGACCAATCATCAAAACTATTACTAGATTACTATTGTAGAGATGATGAACCATCACCACAATATGCATTTGCAAGAGCGGCTGCATGTTATTCATTTGGGGATAAAAAACTTGCACAAAGAATTTATGATGCTGCTAGTAAAAACTGGTTTATGTATGCATCGCCAGTTTTATCAAATGCAGTATTACCAAAAGAAAAAATTAAAGCATTACCTATTTCATGTTTTTTGACATATGTTCCAGATAGTCTAGAAGGACTTATTGATCACACTGCTGAATTGAGATGGTTATCAGTAAAAGGTGGTGGGGTTGGTGGTCACTGGAATGCTATTCGTTCAGTATCAAATATTGCTCCAGGCCCAATTCCGTTTCTACACACAGTAGATGCTGATATGATTGCTTATCGTCAAGGAAAAACTAGGAAGGGTTCATATGCAGCTTATATGGACATCTCACATCCAGACATTGAAGAGTTTTTAAAGATTCGTATTCCAACTGGTGATGTTGGCAGAAAAGCATTAAATTTACATAATGCTGTAAACGTACCAGATGCATTTATGAAAGCAGTCGAAGAGGGATCGTCTTGGGATTTAATTGATCCAAATGAAAAGGTTGCAAGAAAAACTGTAGATGCAAGAAAGTTATGGGAAGAATTGCTAGAAACTAGGTTTAGAACTGGTGAACCATATATTAATTTTATTGATACTGCAAACAGATATATGCCTCAAACACAGAAAGATAAAGGTTTAAAAATACACGGTTCTAACTTATGTAATGAAATACATTTACCTACAAATGAAGAAAGAACTGCTGTGTGTTGTTTATCCTCTGTTAATTTAGAAACATACGATGAATGGAAAGATACAAATCTTATTCATGATTTGATTCGTTTCTTAGATAATGTGTTACAATTCTTTATTGATAACTGTCCAGATACTTTACCAAAAGCAAAGTATTCAGCAGAAATGGAAAGGTCTCTTGGTCTTGGAGCGATGGGTTTTCATTCGTATTTACAGAAGAATAACATTGCACTTGAAAGTGTAGCAGCAAAAGAAATAAACATTAATATCTTTAAAGATATCAAAAGGAAAGCAATAGAGGAAACCGTGATATTGGGTGCTGAGAGGGGTACAGCTCCAGATATGGACGGCACTGGGAGGCGTAACGCTCACTTACTTGCGATTGCCCCCAATGCAAATTCTTCAATGATTGTAGGTACTTCTCCATCAATCGAACCAAATAAAGCAAATGCTTATACCCATAGAACTAGGGCTGGGTCTCATTTAATTAAAAATAGATTCTTAGAAGAAGAATTGAATAGACTAAATATGAACACTTCCGAAGTTTGGACTTCAATCGTTACAAACAATGGTAGTGTCCAACATTTGACGTTTTTATCAGATGAGTTAAAGAAAGTATATAAGACTGCTACAGAGTTGAGACAAGAGTTTGTAGTAGAACTTGCAGGCGATAGACAAAAGTTTTTGTGTCAAGGACAATCACTTAATCTATTTTTTCCTGCTGGTGCATCCAAGAAGTATATACATCAAACCCACTTTAAAGCATGGAAAGATGAATGTAAAGGATTATATTATTTAAGAACAGAAACTACATCAAAAGCAGAAAAAGTTTCAGATAAAGTAGAACTGGATAAACTAAGAGATTATTCAGAATTAAAACAAGAAGAAGAAGAGTGTATTGCCTGTCAAGGTTAAATAGAAAGAGGAGAATATAAATGGATGTGCAGATTTATACAAGTCCAACATGTGGATATTGTGTCAACGCTAAAAACTGGTTCAACGAACATAATATTGAATATACAGAACACTGTATGGCAAATGATGATGAACGACTACAGTTTTATCAAAGAGTAAATAATACAGAAGAAAGATTAAATAAAAAAGAAGGTAACATTCAAAGTGTTCCACAGATTTTTGTTAATGGTTCTAGGATTGGTGGTTTTTCACAACTACTAGAAAAGTCTGATGAGATTCTAAAAATCCGTGGTGGAAGTCTTTTAGCATTTTCAGAAGCATATAAACCATTCTATTATCCGTGGGCAGTTGAAATGGTTACTAGACACGAAAAGGTGCATTGGATAGAAGATGAAGTAGATTTATCAGAAGATGTTTCAGATTGGAAAAGTAATAAGTTATCTGATTCAGAGAGAGATTATATTACAAACGTATTAAGATTATTTACTCAATCAGACGTTGCAGTTGGACAAAACTATTTTGACCAATTCTTACCTAAATTTAAGAATAATGAAATACGAAATATGCTTGGTTCTTTTGCATCAAGAGAAGGTATTCATCAAAGAGCGTATGCATTGTTAAACGAGACACTAGGTTTACCAGATAGTGACTTCCACGCTTTCTTGGAATATAAAGAGATGGCAGATAAAGTAGACTATATGATGGATTCAGATGTATCTACACACAAAGGTTTAGGACTTGCTCTTGCGAAATCTGTATTCAATGAGGGTGTATCATTATTTGCATCATTCATTATGTTATTGAACTTTCAAAGGTTCGGTAAGATGAAAGGTTGTGGTAAGATTGTTGAGTGGTCAGTAAGAGATGAATCAATGCATGTTGAGGGTATTGCAAAACTGTTTAGAGCATTTTGTTCAGAGAAACCTAAAATTGTTAATGATGAGTTTAAAAAAGAAATCTACAAAATGTCCGATAAAATAGTTGAACTAGAAGATAAGTTTGTAGATATGACATATGCACTAGGAGAACCAGAGGGGTTGAAAGCAGATGATGTAAAGACATATATAAGGTATATTGCCGATAGAAGGTTATTACAGTTAGGATTAAAAACAAACTTTAAAGTAAAAGAAAATCCTATACCTTGGTTGGAGTGGATTCTTAATGCTGCCGATCATACTAACTTTTTTGAAAACAGAGTTACCGAATATGAAGTCGCTGGTTTATCTGGTGATTGGAAAGATGCATATGAAACGAAGCATTAAATGATAAAAATAATAAACTGTGAAGAGTGTGAGGCTGATTTTAAAGTCTCACATTCTTTGAGCACTAGACATTACAAAATAGAGTTTTGTACCTTTTGTGGCGCAAGATTAGAGGAAGAACAACAAGACGAACTTGACTACGATGAAATGGATGATGAAGATGAGTGGAATTAATGTTATACACATTTGGGTGTAGTTACACAGTAGAACAACCTACAAGTATTAGGGGAGACATATCTTGGCACAAATGGCCTAAATTATTATCTCAACATTTAGGTTTGGATTATAAAAATTTTGGTGTTTCTGGTGCTGGTAATGACCAGATATTCTACCATGCTGTAAATGAGATAGTTCATAATCATAATGATATTGACAGTATAGCGATATTATGGTCTGCGATGTGGAGATTTTGGATTTATGGTAAAAATTTCAATCCAGTAACAGATGGTGGTGATACTTATATCAATTTACTAAAAGAACTTAAATATCCTAATCAAGCAACAAAGTTCCAAATAAATTCTTTTTTAAAAAATATAACTACCTTGCAAAAACTATGTGATGATTATGCGATACAATTATATCAGTGGTGTGGTACTGGATTAATGGAATATTCGCTTCCTCAACATAAATCAAACTTCCCACTTGTGGAACAGTTTGTGGAAGAACTACAAAAATATAATATAGATGATACTCATATCATAGGTTGGCCTTTTATAAGAGACCTTGGGGGTATGACTTTTTGGGATATAAATAAAGATATGACCATATCCGAAAAAGATGGTCATCCAAATGCAAAAGGACATGAATTGATAGCAAGGTATTTTTATGAAAACACAAAGTGCAAAAGCAAAGGGTAGACGACTCCAACAATGGTTTCGTGATTTACTCATAGAAAAATTAGATATACATCCAGAGGACATAGAATCTAGAAGTATGGGTGCTGGTGGAGAAGATTTGATTATGGCAAGGGCTGCAAGAGAAAAGTTTCCATATTCTATAGAGTGTAAAAATCAAGAATCAGTTAACGTCTGGAAAGCATTTGAACAGGCTTCTGAAAATTCTGGTAATTATCAACCTATAGTTGTAATAAAACGTAATAAAACAAGGCCTCTTGTGTTGGTAGACGCTGAATATTTCGCAGAATTACATAAAAAAAGTACTTGACAATGGGTAGATTTTATGTTAATCTATAAATACAATAACAAACCAAGAGGTTAAATATGTTAAAAAAAGCAATAATAGGTGCGGCCATGGTGGCTGCAATATCAACGAGTGCCTATGGACAATCTATTCCACAAGGTGCTAAAATTATATCTGTCCAAGATATAGAAAAAACAATCATACAACAAGTACCATACCAAGTTACGGTATGTAGAGATGTCAAAGTTAATAACGGTGGCGTTATGAGTGGTACAACCAATGCTCTAAAAGGTAATGGTGATGCACTACTAGGTGCTATTATCGGTGGTATCATTGGTAATAAAGTTGGTGATGGTAATGATGTCGCTAAAGTATTAGGTGTTGTTATCGGTTCAAATATCGGTAGTAAAGAACAAGGTGAAATTAGAAACGTCTGTTCAAATGTTACTAGATATAATGAGGTTCAAAAAACTTCATATTCACATTCAGTTCTAACATTTGAATATAACGGTACTATTCAATCAATCAACTTTACTAAGTAGGTATAGATGAGAAGAGATAATAGTAGAGGGTGGAAACCTAGAAACAATTTCCAGCGGAGAGAAGAACGCCCAAGAGAATTGGGTGGACTAACCGTAGTCGTTAGAAATAATGATGTAAACAAAGCTCTTAGAATCTTAAAAAAGAAAATGCTCAATGAGGGTATTATGAAAGAGATAAGAGATAGATCAGAGGGTTATAAGAAACCATCTGAAAAAAGAAGAATTGCCAAAAAAGCAGGAATCAAAAGATGGCAAAAGAAACAAAGAGAAATAGAGGAAAGGGAATAGTACCTTGGTAGACCAAAAAGAAAAGATGGCAAAAGTTCGTGCTGCTAAAAAACCAGCACAGAACAAATCAATTCACCCAAATGTCTTAGAGTTAGATGATGAGCATCCCTTAACAGCAAAAAACGTAAAGGATTGGATTAATTGGAACAAAGATAAATTACCAGAACTAAAACGTGCTGCTCGAATGAAAGAAAAGGGTTCTATTGCAAAACTTGCTGATGTAGAAAGCTATATAAGAAACCTAAATGGTTATCTTAGAGGTGGACAATGGGTAGATGATTTCTATGGTAGAGAACAAGAGAGAAAAATCAAATGGGTGACGATAGTACCAAAGGGGTAGACGAAGATAAAATTGTTCAAGGGCCTAAAAAATGGTTTGATACATTTCAGAAACTTTCTAAAGCAAAACGAACTAAGATAAAGAAAGTTCAAGCTGATATGTTAATCATTGAGGGGCTCACGGAAAACATTGTTATTGAGTTTATCGAACATTTAAAAGAAGAGGGGTTCAATATTGAATCCCCACAAATGATGGGAGATATAAGATTTATTACCGAATGTGTAAAAGCAACTATTATGAGGGAAGTAGGATATAAACACCCACTAAGAGATGCAATTAATAAGTATGTAAAGGATACGGAACAGAATGATAATAATTGATATGAACCAAATTTGTTTGGCTTCAGTGATGATGTCTCAACAAATGTCAAATAGTAGTGAAGTAGATGATAAAATGATTCGTCATATGATACTAAACTCTATTAGATTATACAGAGGTATGTTTAATGAAAAGTATGGTGAAGTTGTCCTTACATACGACTCCAAACACTATTGGCGCAGAGATTACTTTGAACAGTATAAACACAATAGAAAGAAAGGTAGAGAGAAAGACAGTAAAGATTGGAATGCTATCTTTGAATGCCTTAATCAAATTAAATCAGAGTTTAAAGAAAACTTACCATACAGATTTATTGAAGTATATGGTGCAGAAGCAGATGATATAATCGCAACACTAGTAAAGTATTTTAAAGATGAAGAAATTATGATTGTAAGTGGAGACAAAGATTTTATTCAATTACAAACTTATACTAATGTTAAACAGTATAGTCCTATCTTGAAAAAGTTTGTAAATGGAGAAGACCCAGAGACATATATAAAACAACACATATTAAAGGGTGATGCAAGTGATGGTATACCAAATGTGCTATCGCCAGATCATACTTTTGTGGAAGGGTTGCGACAAAGACCTTTAACAAAGAAAAAGATTGAAGCATGGGTTGATATGAATATAGATGATTTTGAAGAAGAAGTTAAAAGAAACTATATCCGAAATCAAAAGTTGATTGACTTAAAAATGATTCCAGAAAATCTTGAAAAAGATATTATGGTTGATTTTTGTGAAGCGCCGATTAATGATCGCTCCAAACTTTTTCCATATTTCACAGACAAACGGTTACGAGAATTAACAGAAAATATAGGAGAATTTTAAATGGCCGATGACATAACATTACTTTATCATGAGATTTTAGATAAAGTTCATAAAGCAAAAACTAAAAAAGAAAAAGTACATATTCTTAAAAAGTACAAAAGTGATGGATTAAAGATGGTTATCAAATCATCATTTGATCCTAAAATCCAGTGGGCAATTCCAGAGGGTGATGTTCCATTTGAAGTAAATGATGCGCCAGATGGTACAGAACATACTAGACTTGCTTCAGAGTCTAAGAAGTTATGGCACTTCATCAAAGGTGCTGATAAAAATCTTACACAGAATAAAAGAGAATATATGTATATTCAGTTGTTAGAGGGATTATCAGCTGGAGAAGCAAAGGTTCTAAATGGTGCCAAAGATAAAGCCTTACACAGAATCTATAAAGGACTATCTGCTGATGTAGTAAAAGAGGCATTTGGTTGGAATGATGGTTTTGTGATTCCAGATCCAAATGCTCCTAAAGAAACCTACGACAGACAAGGAAACCGAATCGTTGCAAGTGATTCGTATCCACAAGCGTCTGGCTCGGCTAACGGAGTAGGATAAAACGCTGTATTATCAAGGGTTTATTTTAGGGGTTGACAACGCCCTCTTTTCATGGTATAGTATATACATAATCAATGATGAGAGGAAATAAAATGAAAGTCAAAAATTACTATTGGGATTTAACAGAAAAATATCTCGACAAGATGGTTAACTATCTAAAAATGGGAACACCCATTTCAGTTTCAGATGCTGTTGCAATGACAATGGTTTCACAAAGAAAAGGTGATATCTGTTTAGATTTAATTGGATTTGATACCGATGTGGGATTAGAAGAACAACTAGAAGATTTTTACAGTGAGGTTCAAAATGGTTAAACTAAAAGTTGGTGATACAGTAATCGGTAAATTCGGTTCTGCAAAAATTAAGAAAATTGAGTTATGTGAAAATGTTGGAGAAAAAGAGGGTATCTCTATTCCAGCAGTTTGGTCTAAGTTAGTTGATCAGTGTGTATTCGATATGGACAATGGACATTTTGAATATGGATATGATTTAGACTATGTTAATTATTAGGAGTTTATTAATGAAGATCGGTATATTTTTTGTAATCCTTGCTTGTATTGCACTAGTAGGATATATTGAAGACCCTTGCACTACGGAAGGTTTGATGCAAGGTTGTATGGATTAATGGTTTCTGATGTCCTCGCCTCTCATATCTCATCATCAAAAGAGGACAGCAGGCGACACAATCAATATATGATGAGTATAATGTGATTAAGGTTGTGTCAGTAGGGGGGGAAATAATTGCCTCCCCTACACTTTTTATAATGACTAAATATTAGGTGATTAAATGTATAACTGTGTTACAGTAGAGGGTAGTACAAAGTCCAAGAGAAATCTTGTTAAGGAAGTTGCATACTTTTGTATAGAAGAAATGCTCCCAAGATTCAGAACTCTTGATGTAGAAATAAATCTCATAAAATTGAAAGAAGAAACAAATTGTGATGGACTTTGCTCTATTGGCAATTATAGAAATCATTTTGAAATTGATATTGAAAAAGGATTAGAAGGAGATGACCTAATAACTTGTGTCGCTCACGAAATGGTACATGTAATGCAATACGCTAAAGGAATGCTGAAAGATAAAAACTCAGCAGGATCGGAAGTATATTGGAGAGGGTACGATTACAGTAACTACGAATATAGTAGACAACCGTGGGAAAGACAGGCTTATAGGATGCAAGAGTCTCTTCTGATCAAATATAAAGAATGGAGTAAAAATGGTAACAGAAATACTTAGTACTGCACTTATTTGTTTAGCAGCCAATGTATATCACGAGGCAAAGAATCAATCAATAGATGGACAAATAGCAGTTGCAGAAGTTGTAATGAATAGAGTTGCAGATCCAAGATATCCTAATACTGTATGCGAAGTTGTAAAACAAGGCCCAGTTAGAGAATCTTGGAAAACAAGAAAAGACCCAACAATCCCTAAATACAAAAGAAAGTATTTTCCAGTAAAACACAGATGTCAGTTTAGTTGGTATTGTGACGGAAAAGGTGATGAGATAAAAGAACACAATGCATATGTGATCGCTACATGGGTTGCAAATGGTGTACTCAATGGGAAGCTCGAACCTACCGTTAATGGGGCAACTCATTATCATGCAGATTATGTACTACCAGAATGGGCAGCTACAAAAACAAAAACCAAAGTGATACAAAATCACATATTCTATAGGTGGGAGAAGTAAATGATTGAAACAATAATTGCATCAATGCTAGGTAGTTTTATGTATGATAATTTTGAATTTTTTAAAACAGCGAATAAACAATATGAACAAGGATATAGATGGGAAATGGATTATAAAACTAGAAATCCAAATGTACCAGCAATTCCTTTGATAAATGAAGTTACAGGCGAAGAAAAAGTTATATGGGTATTAAAAACAAAATAGTACTTGACAATTCTTCAATTGTATGATATGATTTATATAATTAAAATAGGCGATAACTATATAGTTAGGGGTATATGATGATGAGAATTATAATATGAGATATCAAATGCTTGACATTTGGATTGAGAGTCCTCAAGTCCTATTTTATATGAGGGCGATATGAATATATTTTACTTAGACAAAGATCCAGCAGTTAGTGCCTCTATGCATCTAGACAAACATGTTGTTAAGATGTGTACGGAGTATGCACAACTGTTATCTACAGCGCATAGATTGTTAGATGGTGAATTGTATATAGGTAAAACTAAAAATAATCATAAAATCAAAAGATGGAAATTACATGACGAAAGAGAAAATAATCTCTATAAAGCAGGTCATGTAAACCATCCCTCAGCAGTTTGGGCAAGAGTAAGTAGAAGTAATTATTATTACCTCTATTTTTTGTACATGGCTACACTTGCAGAATACACATATAGATATGGCAAAATACACGGTGCCAGTAAACCATCTCTTTGGTTACAGAGAGCACCATATAACTTATGTGATAAGAAAGGTTTAACAGAGATGCCTCAATGTATGCCAGAGTACTGTAAAGTGCCAGGCAATCCTATTAAGGCTTATCATACCTACTATATACATGAGAAGAAAAGTTTTGCTACATGGAAAGGTAAAGTAAATGGAAGAAAACAACCAGAATGGTATATCTTCAGCTGAAATGTATCGGCTTGAGATTGCAGAACTAACAAAAGAAAAGTATACTTTACTTAAAAGAATAAAAGAATTAGTGGATGAAAATAATCAACTAAAAGGACAACATTGGGATGAAGAAGAAACAAGTAGAAGAATGGACATCATAGGACAAAATGGAAACACTGGTGAACATTATGAGGTAGTGGATGAACAAAACAGAAATAAGTAATTTAAAAAGACACTTTTCAGATTTTTCTAATCCAGTGTTAAGAAACTTTTCTATGTATAGAAGTATCACTGGAGCGCCAGGCGTAAAGTATATAAATGAAAAAGTAAAACCAAATAGTGTTTTAGATGTTGGTTGTGGTGCAAATAAATTTAAAGAACATATCTCTGGGCTTACGGGCATCGATCTTTTAGAGTATCGTGACTTTGGACATTCCACTGGGCCTGACATTGTAGATAATGTTAGAAACTTTTATCTAAAAGAACATCCAAAGTTTGATATGATATACTGTGTAGGAACATTTAACTTTGGAACTATGGAAGATATGTATATGAACTTTGATATCTTTACTAAGATGGCACCAAGGATATTTGGACATGCAAGGCCAGGTGGGCCAGGCGATGATAAAAGAGCTAAGAAAGCAGGATATCCATATTATCAATGGACATTTGATGAGGTTCACTTCTGGGCAAAAGAATTTAACATGGATGTTATAAACATAGAAGTAGAACATACAGATGTAAGTATGATGACAGATGAACATTTACAAATGTATTATGATGGTGTTACAAGTAATTTAGAGAAGGAGCCAGGCTACTTACAATTAGGTGTTAAAGCGCCAGAAGATTCTGTGGTAACTGACCCAAGATGTGACCCATTTAAACTCTCTGGAAATGTACAAGATGTTGTAGTGAATGAATGGAACAGAAGGCATAATCATGAATGGTATATTGAGGGTGAAACTAGAGTAAGACCAAGGATGCACTTTGAGATGGCACGATGAGTGATTATGATTC